AGTTAAGTGTTTGTGTTTAATGTATTTCAAGCCTTGATCTATTTGGTAGAACGGGTCTTTACTCTTTAGGTTTAGCAGCTGTGGTATTCCATATGCACTGCTCTTTGGGTTTTTAGCCTTGTAGTTCCATCTACTCTCTTTATACCAAAGATCACTTACACAATAGAACTCTTTGAAGTTATAGTCTAATTGCATAAATGTATATTGTTTGTATATATTTATTGTTTGTGCTTGTGCTGGCTCTAAGGCTATCATTTGGCTCACAAATAGAGATAGCCCAATTAGCGAGCACCTTGCGAGCCATCCCCTACGGGGCTCGCCTTTTCGCCCTTGAAGGCGAATGCTTCTAAAGCGTATCATATCCATGCAACTATCCTCTCTAAAACCGCAGGTCAGACGGCGTGTCGGCTATTGTTTACATGCTCCACATTTGTTGTAATCCATCTTCCAAGATCCACATAACTGGCATCTTTCAACTTGTTTATCCATAATATCCTCCTCAAGGCGTGCGCCTTTTCGATAGCATTTTTGGCATTCTGCGATAACTACTCCTGGCACTGTATCCCAACCAAACTCGATTTCGAAAATAGTTGGTTTCTTGCACGCATTACATTTCATTACCGCAGCTTCAATCATGGCTTTGCGCCCCATCCTCGACCTTTAAAGATGGCTGGTGTTGCAGTGAACACTCTGCGCATCTTCGCTCCACATGTTGGGCAAGCAGGAGGCTCGTGATCGAATGCTAGGTCAAACTCCACGATAACCTCCTCGCCTGGACATTCATAGTCATATTTAGGCATGTTTTGTATATCCGCATTTAGTGCATTTAAAACACCAATCGCAAGCACGATCTTTAGGATTGCAAACCTCCCATAAAAAATTCTGTGTAATCCTGCACCATAAATGTTTAATCATAAATAACCTTCATTTTCTCGCTTTTGACGATCCAACTCAGCCCATTTTTCACAAGCTGCATCTTCGGTTTCAAACCTACCCATTATCATCATGGAGACCTTTCCATCGCTCCAGAAGTCAACCAAACAAACTTGCCATTCTGTTTGCTCTTTATTTTGACCTACTGAATAAAACGATTTTGTAGATTGAACGCTCATGAATGATGCCCATAATCAATGCGATTGATAACTCCACATCCAACGCACTTTAACAATCCTTCATCATGAACCATGCGTGGATCGTTGCAAAGTTCACAACATTCAGATAACGGCACTATGTCTGGCACTACGCCATTTTCCTCAAATTTTAAGCGTAGTCCGTCTTTGTATGTTATTTCTAGTTCGCCCATTTATTTATCCTTATCTGGATCTGGGAAATACCATTTGCCGTTGGCAGTGATTTTTGCCCACTTTGGCTCGCATTGATCGGCTTTGTTGCGTTCAACGCATACAAAACCCATAAATGGTCTGCCAGTTTTGCTTGTGCCTTCTTTGCGTAGCATTTGACCATGTTTGCATTCAAAGGTTTCTCCTACCTTCTCAGCATTCAGTTCTTTAGCAACCTCATCAACTGACCAAGCAACTGGTGCAGGATCTTCTAATTTAGGTGCAGTCCAATCAGTATTTCTCAAAGCGTTAGCAACGGCAGCTGATCGAGATCCCGGTGCGCCATAAGTAGGCTTTGTATATTCCTGATTTCCCTTCTCAACTCTTTCCATTTCTACTTGCGATGGTCTTGCGCCTTTTTTCGCATAAGTCCAATTAGCAAGTGCACGACCAATCGCAGAACTTTCAGACAACTCACAAGCAAACTTATTAAAGCCTGATTGAGTTTTGATTTCACTCGCCCACCCAGTCGATACTGGATGTTTATCAGCCTCAGTTCGATAAATGCGAGCCACAAAAACAAATTCATCAGAGTTAGAGTTAATTGCAACAACACGCTCTGTTTCAATTCTGCCATCCGGGTTATCATTCCAGAATTTGCCCAATCGTTCTTCAACTGTTTCATAATCCTCCAAATTAAAAGCCATAATTTATCTCCTGTTTTCCTTGTCGGTATTCCTGTTGGGCACGAATGTCCCAAGTAGTCCCATCAGTCCAAGCCTCCACATAGTGTCGGCATTTGTCGCAGTAGGCTCTTTGTATTGAGTTTGATCCTGTGCTGATCCATGTCGCAGGATTTTGACCTTTGATTGTATGCGCTCCATATTGCGCTTTGCAGTAATCACACCAAATGCTTCGATTAGAATTTTTCGTAATCATCGCTCAGCTGCGCTTCGAGCACATCTTCGTAGAAGCCAAAGTATGCAACCGCATCTGCAACACTGTCGTGATGTGATGGTGTTTCAACAAGCCGAGCGATCTTGAGCCCGACCATACATAACACAACCTGGTGTGCAGTAATTGGCATGTCGAGAATTCCTGACCAAATGTCTGCAATTCGCTTGTGGTTGGTGTAAGGAGATCCATAAATGCGACCTCTGTCTTGTGTGAGTAAAGTGGCTTCTGCAAAGAGTTGATCACGATTAGCGGACATTCTTCTGCACCACTCTCATGCCTTGTTCATACCCGGCACGCCATGCTTCATCTGTTTTATTATCGATACGGCTTTGGATAAATTCGGCAATTACCATAAAGGTAAAACCGCCAGCCATAGCGACCCATATCATTTCTACTGCACTCATTGTTTGCTCCCGTTCTCAACCAGGTAGGTTGATGGGATTAAGTATTACCTAGAATTCAGACAATCTGGATGGTCGTGGTGGCGTGTTAGATAACAATACTGTTATCAATAACATCGATCTGCTCATCAATTGTGTTGGGCACATAGTCAGTATTCCTAGACATAGGACTTTCCTAGCGCATTGAATGAACCATCTTTGTTGATTGGAATAAGCGTAGGGGTCATGTTTTTACCATCCCAATCCAGAATGACGATGCCCATTTGCCAGTTCGCGATGCCTTTTGTATAGGCAGCCTGTTTTTTGTCCATAAGCATTCCAGCCTCTATGCCGTAAATCGTCCTGTAATGCCCTCCTAAGCCCTCAGAAAACGAAGATAGACCTAGTTTATGGGTATGCCCAATTAAAACGCTCTTACCGACCTTTTTAGCCAAATTAAGGGCAGTTAAGCCTGCATTGGGATTAGTGTTTCCCTCATCGCCATGACCTAAGATCCAGCCCTTTTCAAATTCATAAAATGTCTTATGGAATTGAATGCCCATTGTGGCGAAATCCATGAACTTATCGTATTGAAGTTCAGGTAGGCTGATTAAACCTGGAACTTTTAATAAAGTATTATATAGGCGATCAGTATGATTAGAGCGGACAATATGAGCCTCTCTAGCGTGCTCGGTAAGATCCCAAAGAATTTGCTGAGTTGCTTCACGATCCCGGTGTAAAGTTTGCTCATAAGCCAAAGGTGTTTTTTCAGCCCATCGACTAATTGTTTGAAAATCAATTTCATCGCCAACGCAAAGAACACTATCGAACTTCTCCCGCCTTGCTAATTTGATTACATTCTTAACTGCTACTTCATGGTGATATGGAACTTGTAGATCCGAGATAACCAGGTATCGCTTCAGTTATTAGTCCTCATCCTCATCGTCATCGTGGAATGGGGTTATGTCTGTATCGGCTGTTTGTGGAATTAGCCAATCAGGCATGGTGTTTTTATTGTCCATTAAACCCAGTGCCACTTCAACGCTGAAACCCGACCGGCGCAATGCTAAATACCACTCATGCAATGCGATGGCGTGATAGTCCAATGCTGTCGTTTCTTTACGAGCAACACTTCTGCGGACATACTTTGTCGGTTTCTTTTTAGCTGCCATGATTTAAATTATCGCTCCAAAAGTATGTTGTAGATTTCATCGACACGCTCATTAAGGCGTTTAATTTCAGCCATTAAATGAGTGATTACATAACTTGCAAAGCCACCAATTACACCGATGGTTGCAAAGTAAAGCGTGAAGAAGTCGTTTTGGCTCATTTAGTCGTAATGCCGTAATCGCTCTCAGATCCTGATTTTGGATCTAGTGCCTTGATGATTGGAGCAATAAATGCACCCAATAGAACTGCGTATTCTGGCTTAACATCGCCAACGATTGCTAGGGCAACTGTGATGCCTGATGCTGCAACTGCTCGCAGGTAAGACTTTATAGCTGCTTTATGTTTCTTTGTTAGTTTCATACTTTACCTCCAAGTAGTGGGATGTCGAAAAATGACCCATCCTGATCTCCCGCAGGGCTAAAGGAAATGTGAATATGATGCTCGTGTTTGTTGAAACCTTTATAGGCTCGATATTTCCAATTTCCGATAGCAGAACATATTTTACCATTGAAGATTATGTAACTGATGCGTTTGCTCTTATCTGATTTTGCGTGAAGTCGTAACTGTTCAACCAGGTAAACTGAAATGCCTTTGATTTGACTAAGGTCTTTATCGACATCAATTGCTCTGACTACTGCAGTTTTAGCATCTGGTATGTGATCGGATTTACCAGCTGCTAAATGCCTAGCATCTGCAATCCAACCATCGCTGCGCCTATCCCGATCAGGAAAGCAATCATCTATCTGCTCTCTTAATTGAATAGCTGCTTTAGATAAGTGAGGCTTCATTACTCAAGAAGTAGTTTAACTTCATCCTGATTTATGCCAAGTTTTTCAAGCAATGCTGTTTTAGCAAGGGCTTTAGCCTCATCTTCTTTTGCTTTCCAAGCATCATATTTGGCAAATCCATCAGTAAATTGTTTTTTAGTAATTGGCTCGCAACTAATAAATTCAATCCCTTCAAACTCAGTTCCTCTTTGAACATATCCTCCGTTTGGAATTAACATCCCTAGCACTTCTGTTGATGTAGCCATTATGCACCTATTTCCATAAGAATGATTGATGATGTTTGGGCAGCATTATTTTGAAAAATAATCTTTCCGCTGTTTGCGGTGCTTTCAGGCTGACCCTGAGTTTTGTATGTAATTGATGAGGTGGTTGCTGGACTATCTAAATAATTGATTGTGATCCAACCATTCCTTTCAATTACTGTCGCTCCTGAACCTTCTGCAAAAAGCCAATCATACATTTTGTTTGATTGAGTGGCATCCCAAATTGTTGTTGCGCCTCTTAAAATTTTATATCCAGCACCTGATCTGTCTGATCCTCTAATATGTTGAAAACCTTGAGTAATTAAAACTAAGATTTTTGAATTTGATGCTGATGGTGTAATTGAGGCAGTCAATCCAGTATCGGTATAAGCAGCATCAGCAATTAAAACTTGAGAGGATGTAGTTGCTTGAACTACTTGCAAAACTTTTCCACCACCAGCAGGAGCAGCCCAAGTTGGAACTCCACCAGCAACAGTTAAAACTTGTCCAGTTGAACCAATTGCAAGACGGGTATTTGTATTTGCAGAAGATGAACGATATTCAATATCGCCAAGAGTTGTGGATGGATTAAGATTTTTAGTTGTTGTATCAATGGCTGTTCCAAGCGATCTGATCGCCGCTGCGCCGTCTTTAACCAATCCTGTATCATCGGGAGTGCTCCACGAATAGTTTGTTGTGCTTGCCATTTATCTCCTTTAGGCGACTATAGTCGCATTTTCCCAAGTAAGTATAGCGGATAGGGTATTCCAACTCTCGCCGACAGGCACAGAATTCCATCGCATGGCGATTTGACTGAAACTGACAGGTGAGAGGTTTATTGTTAGGAATAATTCATTGAACCGAGTGCTCCAAGACCAACCTTCAACATAGCCCGAAAATTCTCCATTAGAGATTTGAGTAGGTAAATTTTGGATATTTAATGGCTGACCCATAAAGATGCCAAGAAGGGCATCACGATCTGCATCATCCATTTCGGGATTTGTTATCGGAAAAGTAATGCTATCAAAAATTGGTTGTGGAAACGCTCTTAAGGCAATATATCGATCGGCTATTTCCTGAGCATCTGTGGCATTGTGAATAAGCGAATTAATTGTTTCACCTTTATATCCATATAATGCAATTGATGCCAAACTTGTTGCAGTTTCCTGAGAACCATAATTGTTGCCATAATTAATATAAACATCGTTACGAATATCGCCTGATCGTTTGGTTGTTCTTATGCCTTGACCAATAGCATGATTGGCTGAAAGATCCGTATATCCATTAGCTGCAAGATAAGTTTGTCGATGATCCGCATCTGCATAACCTATATTGCCTTGATTATCTTCATATAAATATCCAAAGGCTGAATTGGCTATTTGAGAGGCTATGTTGTAAATAGTATCTGGACTACTATCTCGATTTTCCATTGTATAAAGACCTGGTTGATCGATTTCGCCAAGTCCTAAATTTACGGCTTGAAGCCAAGTTTCTGTGGCTGAATAACCTTCCCAAGTAGAAGCTGCGGGAACATCATTCCAAGTTCCAAGCAAGGCATCAGATAAAAGATCATAAATCTGATTTCCGTCTTCATCCTGAGATAAAATGCCATTGGTAATTGCTTTTGCCAAACTTGCTAAAGTTCCCATTGCGATCAATGTATAATTAACGACAGTTGCAATAGATCCAGTTGCACCTACCTCTGATGTTACATCTGTTATGTTGCCACCAAATAAATTAACATAAGTGCCAGAACTATTTTTAACTTGTAAATCTAAACTATCATTAATATCAAAAGGTAATGTTTGTCCAGATAAAGCAATTAAAGTTATTTGTAAAAAAGACGGGTTTGGCTGAGAATAAATATCTGATCTGCCTGATGCGTGGGTAATATCGCTAATTGCAATATCTGTATATTCAGTTCCTGCAACTGTTAATTTCCATTCAGGCGTAAAAACGCTCATTAATTACCTCGAACGCTTGAACCGCTTAATGCTGGAATTGAGCGAGCAGATGATTGAGTTAGAACCTTTGATACTGCTCTTGCAGCACTTTCACTATCTAGAGTTTGAACTGTAATGTTATTAACTGTTGTTCTATTTTCTCTTGCGTTAGCGGTTGAAGCAATAGTTGGAATTGCTTGACCAGTCATAGTTCCCGTAAGTGATGGGTTTGGAATATATCCAATATCTGCACCCGGTTTAATAATGTTTATTGCTCTAATTGCCTGGTTAGCAAACTCGACTAATAATCCAACCGCTTCTCTTACAAATGTAATAAATCCTGCAATTATTCCACCAACTGCTCCGATTGTTTTACCAAAGGTTTCTGCACCCTTTTGGCTTTCAGCAAGTCCAGCACTTAATCCGGCATCTCCAGTTAATCCAGCAATAAAAGCGTTAAGCGTTGGAAGTCCAGTTTCATTTAAATAAGTAATAAATTTCTCAACTGTAGGAAGTAAAGCAACTCCTAGACTTTCCTTAGCCTCATCAAAGCCAACCTTTAAACGATCAATCTTGCCTTGAAAAGTTTCAGCATTAGCAGCTGCTGCGCCACCATAAAGATCAGATAATTTAGTTTGAACTTCAGTAAATGAAAGAGTTGAAAGTTCGGCTTTAGATAAACCAAGCCCCAATCTACCAAGTGCGGTCGTGTTTCCGTCCTGTGCTTTGCCTAGCGCATTTGCCACCTCTTCAAGACTTTTCCCTGAGCCTTTACTTATGTCTAGTGCAAGACTTAATAATTCTTGTGCCTTAACTGTGTCTTTAGTTGATACGGCTAATCTTTGAAGTGCTGGTCTTAATTCGTCATCAGCAACGCCAGTGGCAAGAGATGTCTTTAGGATCATGCTCTCAGTAGCCTTTATCTGGTCATTAGTTGCACCTGTGGCTGACTTTAATGCGTTGGCTAACTTAAGTTGCGCTTGTTCATCTTCAATGGCTGCTTTAACGCCATCAATGGCTAATTTAGATCCATAAGCAATTGCAGCTGCACCAGCAACGGCAAACGCTGCGGCAGCCTTTTTGCCAAAGTCGGCAATCTTACTTGAATTACTTTCAACGGCATTATCTGCTTGATTTAATTTCTTTTTAAGATCATCAATATCAGCAAGAATGGATAACTTAAGGGTGCGATTACCTGTTGCCATTATGACCATTCCTTAATAATGCGATCAAACGCCGCTTCCCATTTGTTAATCAATTCAGGCTGAATTCTGCGAAGGGTTGGATAGATAAACCATCCTCGTGAACCTCTGCCTTGCCGTCCGCTATAAGTAGGGAACTGTTTGAACTTATTAGAACCAAACTCATAACCACCCCATAGGGTTTGCGTTGTAGCACCACCTGAAAATTTCTGGCGTGCGAAACCATAAGAGAACTCACCAATTTTTGAGGATTTGCTAATTGATACGCCATCAGCAATTCTTTGCGCTGCTTTAGTTCCTTTTGTTCGGCTACCAGCTGCCGCTTTAATTTCCTCAGATGCAAAATACGCCAAAGCAGCAGATTGAGTTCTTGCTTCTTCTGTAGCCTGTGCATCCATAAGTTTGAAAGACTTAAGAACATCCCGGAGATCGGATTTATCATAGGCGATTTGCGTATCATTTGCCATTCCGTTTCTCCAATATCTCGACTGCGGTTAATATATCTTCTGCATCAACCCATTCACTCATCGGTATTTGTGTGGCTATTGCCAACTCAACCAATAATCTGCTTAGGCTTCCTTCTCTATGACTTTTGGGTTTGCATCACCAACAATTACATCAGCAACTGTTTCCATCCAAGCATCCATTGGCTTGATTGGTTTAGATCCTGCAAGTTCGCGCTTATGTGCAGAATAAGCAAGAAACATAAGATCCCAGATACCCAATTTCTCAGATGCTTGACCAATTGTGTTTCCTGTCTGCTTCTCCCACTTAGCCCACTCAGGAGGTTGGGCTATGTATGTGGCTTGCTCTCCTGAGTTATATTCAATTGTGATTGGTAATTTCATTTGTTTGCTCCCGTTTTATTTCTTAACTAAATGTTTCAGTAACTTCGCCACGAGCAACTGGGAATGTAAAAGATACTGTTTGAGCATCTACTCCTGAGCCACCTGCGGTTGGGTAAACTGGCAATACTGGAAACACAAATTGTGCGCCAGTTGCAGTTGTTAGTGTAATTGAAATTTCTGCGTTTGGTGATGTATCGCAAGCAGTCCAAAGTGCTTCGCATACTGATGAGGTTTTGCCCCAGTCAGCAAGCATATCCAATTGGAATGATCCAGATACATTTACGACTTTGTAGGCTTCGCCATCTAAAGTCTGGTAAGTCTGACGATCAAACTCTTTGGTTAGAACTGCGTTAGTCGCTTGTGCTTCGATGTCTGTTCCACCTGTGAAAGACAACGAAATATCACGACCTGTTATTACTGTGGTTGCCATGATTTCTCCTTATGCGGTTTGTGTGTAATAGGTAGAAACTCGAACATCTGCGATAAGCAGAGTGCTTGCTCCAACTTGTGTAACTGTTGGTCTTTCGACCGAACTGACGATATATCCCGCCGGGATAACTGCCAGAACACTTAATATCAGCTGCTCGATATTGTCCAGACTTGCTGGATTTGAGTTGTAAGCAACTGCAACTGAAATAGTAAAATTGATCTTTGTGTGGATTGTATTTTTATTAATAGTTTCCAATTCTAAATATGGACTATCTGGAACTACCACTACTGCAGGCGGAATTACGCTCTCTGGAACGAATGAATAAACATTACCTGCAACTGATGAAAGAGCCGTTGCTAAAGGTGTGCGGATTTGTGAAAGGATTGTTGAGGCGGTCATTGAACCATGCTCTCAACATCTATGTATGCGCCAAGTAGACCAACGCAGCGATTAAACAAAGATCGACCCATTCTAAATGGTGTTGCAGTAAAATCTACGCCTTCAATCTGACCTCCTCCTGCGAGGCGTGATTGAAATACTTCTAAAGATACTGCGAAAGTTGCTGACCGGACTGGTTGATTTCCCACATAAGTTGAAGCACCTGAAAGGGTTGCAGTTCCGGATGGAATGATATTTGCGCTTGCAACATCTGCGTTTGTAATGGCGCATGAAAATGTATATTGTCCAAGATTATCTGCCAAGATTGTGCGTGTTCCATTGTAAGGTGTTCCACATCCTGCGATGACTACTGATTGACCTTCAGTGAATTCATGAATGCCTAAAGTAGTAAAAGTTGCTACATTTGATTTTAACTCAGCCTCTTGAATAGGGCTTTTGAAAGTAACCAACATTGGAAGGATCACGCCTTCTGCGGTATCAATAATTTCATTTAAATAACTGTCTGAATATAAAGAAGAAGATACGCCAAGCACGCTTCTCAACTCACTGGCTGAAATAATACTAGGCATATCTTCCTCTCTAAACTCCCATTAATGGATGCCTGAGATCGGGAGCAACCTCAGGCACTAATTACTTATTGACTAAGCAACCATCCACTTGTAAGCACCAGCAGCAACCTTAGTTGCGATTGCGCCGTATCCGTAGTAAGCAACTTCAATTTGTCCATTTAGTGCAACATTTGTTTGAAGGCGAACTCGTGGGCTTTCATACCATGTGTATGAAGATGGGTTGATAACTAGCATTGTGTTATCGCCAGTTCCAGATAGGTTGCGATCTACTCGGAAGTTTAATCCAAGAAGATTTCCAGCAGTGCGAGTTGATCCTAAATCTCCACCTTGATTGAAATTACCGATCAAGTTCTGATAAATAGGGCGACCATTGTCTGCAAGGTTTTGAATTACTCCCCATTGTTGTGGTGATACAACGATGTTCTCAGCAACACCAAGAGTGTTTGTGTAAATAGAAACACCAGCATCAGAGATGAAGTCTAATAAACCAGCTGCATCAAGAGTGCGGTTTCCGCCATCTGTTCCGCCAGTTGCTAGTGCATCAAGAACTGCGCTATCTGTTGCCTTTAGGTATGCGTATTCCATTTGACGAACTAATTCATCAAAGAATGCTGGAGATGAACGATCAAGAAGTTCAACTGAGAATGTTTGTCCGCCAGCGTATTTCTTAACATCTACTGATACGAATGAGTTAGTCATTCCTGTTTCGATAATAGCATCGGCTTCTGTTTCAACCTGGACAACTGGAACTGCAGTGATTTTAGGAATTTCAAAAGTCATTCCTGCATCTGGAAGTGCACCAGTTGAAATAGATGCAATCGCTGGGCGATCTGCATTTGAAAGTGGGTTGATGATTTCTGTTAGTTGGCGAGTTGGGATAAGACCAGCGTTGTTGCCTGTCGTATCATCTGCTGCACGAACATACATCTTGCTCTCATCGTTTCCTAGAGCAGCACGAACTGAGTGCTCCAAGTAAGATGCTTTGGTAGTGATTGGTGAGCGTGGCTTTGTGTAAGCAACTGGTGTTGCTGCACTAACTGCCACTGGCTCAGACTTTGCCGCTTCTACCGCTTCGGTTGCGATAGGGGCTTCTGAATTAATCTCAGACACTTTGTCCTCCTGTGGTTGTTCTTCCGCAGCGGTTGCTTCGGAATTCTCTGTTGTTGTTTCGGTTGCTGCTACATCTGCAACTCTTGCGCTGTCGATTGCTGGATCAGTTACTAGACTGACTTCAATTAATTTTGCTGCACTGATAGACATAACTCCGGCTTTATTTTTCCAGTCATCTACCATTACACCAACGCTAAAACCATCGCGCAAACCTTCTGCGGCTTCTAGCAAACTATCATCTCCGGCAATTGTGCCAGCGATCTTAAATGTCGCTTCAATACCATTATCGTCTGCAGTAATGTCCATTAATTTGCCAATTGGGCGTGTGCGATCGTGCTCTAATAATAATTTAACTGGCTTTGAGAAGTCGATGCTACCTTTTTCAAATACTGTCGCTCCTGCTGATGTATTACCTTTTTCGCCCCATGTAACAATAGTTCCAGAGATGGTTCTCTTACGGCTATCAGCTGCGGTTAGGGTTATTGGGAAATTAATCTTCATCGGATTAAGTCCTCCTCTTCTTGTATTTGTTCGATGCTCATAGCACCAATTCGGTTTAGGATTTCATAAACTTGTGCACGCTCTAAAGCAGATCCTCTTAGGAAGTCGTCAATATCGAAGCGCACCTCTGTGCCAAGTGGGACGAAATCCGAAGCGGAGAGCCTTTGCTCAATCGGAGTTAAGATATTTCTAAGTGAGAAATCAATTAATGCTTTGCGCTCTGCAGTCATATTTGTATAAGTCATTGATGTAGTTTCTGCAGATACAAATGATGCCGGGATATTGCAAGCACGAGCAATTTCAAGTGCTAAGTATTGGCGAGCCTCATTTAATTGTAATTTCTGAGGATCAAAGCCAAGTGCAGTTAATTCAACATCAGCATTTAAGAATGCAGTTGCTCTTGTGTTTCTTGCAACCTTCCAACTTTCAAGAAGTTTAGAAATACGCTCTGGAGTAAGGTTTGTTCCATTTGATTTTAAAACCATTGTTGGAACTGGCTCTTTAGCGTAAAGTTCAGCTGCCTTTTCTAATTCTTGTGCTGCTCTGATTGTGCGACCCGCACGATTTAATACACCCTCATCTAATCCACTGAAAACAATAATTGAACCAACACCAGCCGAAGGAATTGCCATTCCATCAATACGATATTCGGTAATTTCAGTTTGTTGTGCATTTGTAATATATGTAACTCGATCTGGAGAAACTCTTGTCCAGGCACGAACTCTGCCACCATCAGAAGAAGAGTAGCAATCTAAAACTTGTCCATAAGCCACGCCTCTGAATAATAAATCCTCTGCAACCCAAGCATAAATTGCAGAACCAGCAATTCTAGGATCTGGTTGCTTAATAACTCTCAAAGGTTCAAGATGTTGATTTGTAAAATAATTATATGTTTCTAAAGGTAGTGAACCAATTGTCGAGCAAATGATATTTCTTGCTCTTGATAATGCTGGAACGCTCATCGCTTGTTCACGAGTTGCAGTTTGTGCACCATAAAACAATCCGCCAACTGATTGTTGAAGATTGTAAGGTGTATTAGCCGCTGCAACATCTACTGATGAAACTGGAGCGGTATTTGTAATAAATCTATCGAAAATTCCCATTAGAGAGAATTATACCATTTTGTCCGATTTATCCTACTTGTATGTCTATCTCTGTTTCAACTTGTGTCGCAAAGTAAGAAACTAAGGCAGTTGCGACGGTGGCACATACTGCAACCCTTGATGCTCTTCTACCAATAATCCATGCACCATCGCCATAAGGCAATCTAGCAGCTGATAAAACTTGTTGAGTTAATTCTTCCTGATCTCCATGCTGTAAACGATGAGAGTTAATTGCTCCCAGCCAGCGATCGCAACTTTCGCTATAAATTGCACCATCCATGTCTGTCGTAGGAATTCCTGCCATTTGTAATCGACTGGCAACCGCAGCGGCAGTTCTCTTTGAATAGGCAATAGTTTCTACCTGGTATTTTCTGTAATAAGGCGCAACATCGTTGGCAATTGCTAAATCATTTAAAGAGAAATCATTTGACCAAGTATGAAGCAATTGAACATAGAAACGCTCACCCGGTAATCTTTGGGCACAAACCAACGCTCCAAATTTACGATCCGGGCTAAGATCCAATCCCATCCACATAGTCTTTTCAGGATCTAATTGTATTGGCTCGATTGCACACGATTGCCATTTCTGAGCATCTACAACTGAATTTATCGTATCAACCCATTGGCATAAAACTTCGGTTCGCACAATATCCGGCGGATCATTAATTACGGCTCGCAAATTGTCGGGATGGATAGTTATTCCTAAAGAAGGGTTGGCTTGCGCAAACGCATCCCAGTTTGGCTCACCCGACGGAAGGGTAATAGGAGTATTGGGTTCTGCACTCCATTCAAACCAACCAATATCATCATTAGCACCTCCGGCAGCGGCAAGTGCTCTGGATCGTAAAGCATTTAAAACTACTGAGTGTTGATCTCCCGCATTTGAATATATCCATGTTTGTGGGTTTTTAGCAGCCATCATTGTATATCGCATTGATGACCAAGCATCTTGATCTTTATATTCTCGCAATTCATCCATGTGGATTGTTTCCGGCTTTGAGATACCACGAGAAGCATTGTTGGATGCTTTGATAACAATACGGCGATTGCCTTTAAGTTCTAATTCTTCTGCACCATGTTGCCTGTCGTATCATCTGCTGCACGAACATACATCTTGCTCTCATCGTTTCCTAGAGCAGCACGAACTGAGTGCTCCAAGTAAGATGCTTTGGTAGTGATTGGTGAGCGTGGCTTTGT